ACTTCCATTAGAACCATCTGCGCCTGCTATACCAGAGTAACCAGATATTCCATCAGAACCATCTGCACCGTTACTTCCATCTACACCAGCGATTCCTGAATAACCAGAAGATGAAAATGCTCCTTCCATTCCTGAAAAACCAGAAATTCCAGAATAACCAGAAGAAGAATAATTTCCTTCTACGCCCGAATAACCTGAAAGACCATCAGCCCCACGAGAACCTTCTGTTCCTGAATAACCAGAAAGTCCATCTGCGCCATCTAAACCAGGAGGCCCATCACTTCCATCAGAACCACGAGTACCTTCTGTTCCTGAATAACCAGAAGCTCCATCTGCACCGTCACTTCCTGCGGCACCATCGCTTCCATTTACACCTTCTATACCAGAATAACCACTTGCGCCATCCGAACCGTCACTACCAGCAGCTCCATCGCTTCCATTTACACCTGCAATTCCCGAGTAACCACTTGCGCCATCGGAGCCGTTAGAACCATCAACCCCTGCAATTCCCGAGTAACCAGAAAGTCCATCTGAACCATCTGCCCCTGCAATTCCAGAGTAACCAGAAGTCCCTGCTGCACCACGTGCACCTGATATTCCTGAGTAACCAGAATTACCAGTTCCGCCAGTGCCATCAATACCAGAATAACCAGAAGCACCTCTTATACCCGAATAACCAGAAGTTGAACTTCCAGCTGCGCCACTTCTTCCAGAATAACCAGAAGACCCAGCTCCAGTAGCACCAACTCTTCCAGAATAACCACTATTGCCTTTTGAACCTTTCAGTCCTGTAGCGCCAACCAATCCCGAGTATCCACTATTTCCATAATGCCCACTATATCCGGAATAAGTTGCTCTTCCATGCATACCCGAATACCCAGAATTTCCTGTGTACCCACTAATTCCCCTAGAACCACTGTAACCTGAAGTACCATGATGCCCAATGTTTCCACTGCGACCAGAATACCCAGAAATACCAGTAGTTCCAGAATAACCACTATATCCTGAAGCTGCCATTTATTTTTCCTCCAAAATGATTGTTTCATTTATTGTTTAGTTATGTTTTATTTCCAAATCAGAATTGAAAATTTTTAATATTTACACCACATTATTTTCAATATCCTCACCATTTATTTTTTCCGAACTTATTTCTTGAATAGGTTCTGACATACTCCCACGACTAAAGTCGTGGGGTTCAAAGCTTATGCTTTGTGTTTTAAGGTCTGTATCCTTCATACAGTTGCCTCTCTAGGGATATCAGAGTTCCCTTTATATACATCTCTGTCTGCATATAATTGAGATATGCTTGGAATCAAATCAGATAAAATACCTATGTTGAAGGAGGCATTTACATCAGCATTCTCAACGTATCCACAATGGGGACACTTAAATGATTTTTTATTTCTTTCACCTAATCTTCCACATTTACTACAAGCCTGACTTGTATATGCTGGATTAATATAGGTTACTGGTATTCCCGCTAATTTAGCCTTATAGGAAATAAACATCCCTAGTTGATAATAAGACCAAGAGTTCAAAGAATACTTGAAACTTTTTGCTTGTTTTTTATTATTCCTTATCCCTGTTAAATCTTCTAAATTTATCCCTGCTTTCTCCTCCTTTGCTGTTTCTACTATTTCCTTACTTATCTTATGATTCAAATCCCTAACAATTCTTGATTCTCTATCTTTTATTTCCTTAACTTTTTTATACTGCCCCTGTTTTTGAAGATTCCTACGAATAGCCTTGTATTTTTTATGAATATGATGTGCTTTTTTTCCCAATTTTTTGACTTTACCTGTTTCTGGTATCCCTATAACAGCACAATGACCTGTTGTGTTCAAATCAACACCAATGGCTTTTTTAGTTTTTATTTGTTTATTCTCTTCAACTGTTACAGATATAAAAGCATATTCTTTATTTATCTCTATCTGGTTTATAGAACAAAATTCTTTATCCAAAACTAAAGCTAATTTTAAACAGGGAATATTTATTTTATTATTTTCAGCCTTTATCCCCTGTGAAGGAATAGTAAGATTCACTGATTTTACAGATTTTATCTTTTTGTTTCTTCCATACTTTCTTAGTATTTGATTAGAAATCACAGACTTTAAACCAAAATGAGAAACGTCTTTTGAGGTTTGTGTTTTTGTATCAACAGCAAAATCAGCTACTTGTTTTGCTTTTCTCAGTTCTTCTGAAAAGTCAGAATTATGTTTTATTTTATATGTTAGAATCATTTATTTTTTTGTTCCTCTATATATTTTAAAATAGTTTTTTCTGATATATGCCCCACCGATTCACAATAATAACTCCTTGTCCATAATGTGGGCATCCTTAACAATTCTTTAAACTCAAGCCTAAGTATTCTTGAGGAGAATCCTTTTAATTGCTGAACAATGTAGTGTGGACTATCCACAGGAGAGCATTTGATAAAAAGATGAATATGGTCTGGCATAACTTCCATCTTTTCTATTCTTATTTTAATTTGTTCTGCTTTTTGTAGTAGAAGTTGTTTTAACTTCACTTCAATATCCCCTCTTAAAACCCTACGTCTATATTTAGGACACCATATTAAATGGTATCCTATATTGAAAACTGCCTTATTGCTGTGTGTCCATCTAGCCATAAATTTATACTATTTTATTTTTATATATCTGTCAAATATATAATGTGTGTCGCTCTCATCCCACGACTAAAGTCGTGGGCTTTCCCGCTCCTATCGTAAGGTTTCTCCTCCCCTTCCTTTTTTACAACCTTTTTCCCTTTCCTTGCTTCACTTAATTTCCTTCTAGTTTCCTCAGAAACAGGAGTTTCTGAAAACCGTTTTTTCTGTGATTTACTCATTAATTTTCTTGTTTCCTCTGATATAGGCTCTCTATTCCGTTGAGATACACTTATTTTATTGCTAAACTCTAACATTTTTTGTTCATCTTGTTTTCGTTTTCTCCAAGCTTCTTTTATCAAAGGAGTCCTTGCTGCAATATGCTCTGAATTTTGTTTCTTTCCAATTTTTAATTCACTCATTACATTTTTTGTTTTCTCTGACCTCTTTTTCCCAACATTTGCCTCACTTATTTTTTTCTTAGTTTCTTTAGATACTATATGACCCTTACCAGCTTCGCTTAATTTTTTTCTTATTTCTTCTGGAATAACTTTTCCTTTATGAGCCTCACTACTTCTTTTATTTTGCTCCTCAGTTCTTTTCTTACCCATGTTTGCCTTACTTAATTTCTTTCTTGTTTCTTCAGAAACTATTTTGGTTTGTATGTGAGCATGCCCCTTCCCACCCTCAGTTAAATTGTATCCAAAAGGTACTAAAGAATTCAAAGTTTTTATCCAGTATATTTCTTTTTCATTAAGAATTTCATGTGAATTTGCATAATCTATAATAGATATAGTAAATGATTCAATTCCATATTTATTTATAGCTTTTTGAATTGGAGTTTTATTTTCATAAATATGTTGGGCAATTCTTTTACTTAATTTAAGTGTAGTTTGTCCTATATAAGTTTTACCATTCACTTTATTTAATATTTTATAAATAATCATTAACTGCCTTGTGCTAACTCTTGTGAAATTTCGAACTTCATGTTTTTAATTCTCCTTTATTTTTGTGTTTTATGTTACTGCCCCAAATACATCTGGTGACTGTTCTATTACAAAATTATCTATATAAAATGTATTAGCAGCGTCAGCATTAATAATAGTGATAACAAATGAAGGTAATGCATTTTTAGACGTATCCAAAATTCCTGAAATAGGCCATTTAATTCTCTGCCAAGTATTAGCAGTAAGTATATTAGGAGTGTAACCGGAAACATACTTTATCACCACTTTTCCATTTGCCCCAGCCCCCCCATCTGACGCAGTAAACAGTTGTATATGCCCTGCCCCACCTCCTCCACCACCGGGAGGAGTTGTAGGAGCAACCCCGTCAGCATGAGATGCCCCACCATTTCCACCGTTTCCACCACCAGTAACAGCAGTTGCCCCAGTTATTGAAGTTGCTGTATTTCCCGCAGATGCGGTTCCGCCAGAACCACCACCTCCACCTCCAACAGCAGAAGAACCAGTAGTTCCAGCAAATCCATCACCACCATTGTATCTTGTTGTTCCAGTTCCTGTTGTCGCGCCAACACCGGCATGACAATCTGAATTGCCTCCGCCTCCTCCGCCACCAGCAACTACAGTTGTTCCTCCAAATGAGGAAGCTTCAC